CCATATTTGGTAGTCCAGTTCCAGCTTGTGGTGCAGGTATTCCGCCAGTTAAACCACCAGGCATAGCTCCGCCAGGTGCGCCTTGTTGTAGTGCGCTAACGGGTAAGGCACCAGGAGGCATTCCAGGTGCGCCAGGAGCAGGCATTCCGCTAGGTGCAGGCATTCCACCAGGAGCAGGTGCGCCACCAGGTGCCATTGAACCAGGTTGTCCTTGTCCCATTTGTGTCTGAGGGTTAAACGGCTGTAGTGATGGGAATGGTTTGCTTGGGTCTAATGCTTCAACGCCTTGAGACTGTGTAGCTTGGTCTAGTGCGTAACGTCGTTCTACGTTATCAAGTACCTTCTTAACAAACTTGAGTAATCGGTTCTGCTTCTTAGCGTCTGCGTCAAGGAATTCATCAGTAAGCATGAGCTTACGCATTGTAAGTACATATTCTTTAGAGCGGTCAGTAAAGTCTTTAACATCAACGCCGTTCATAATCTTAGTGAAGTCAACAAATGCTCGGCCATCGGATACTTGATCCATAGCGTCACGTGCCATGCCCATTGGGTCAGCCTTTTCTTTAGCGTAGTTGTCGTATCGGTTCTGTGCGCCTTCAAGGTGTAGGTCTTTGTATGCGTCAAGGATAGATATTTTATCCATCTTGAGTAGTTGTAGTGCAATAGCTTCTTGTCGTGCCTTGTCTGAACCAGCACCAATGCCAGCCTTAACGTTAACAGCTAGGCCATCTTCAATCATATCTCTGTTAATAGTAATGTAATCAAAGTCACCGTCGCCACCGTTATATACAAAGAAGTGGTCTTTGTCATACCAAACTGCCATCATCTGTACGAGCTGGTTATAGTATTCGTTCAAGAAGTTGTGGATACCACGAAGTATCAAGTCTTGTCGGCCACTAGCTTGGTTCTTCTTCATCATTGATTGGCCAAGTGAGCCTTCGCCCTGTGTGCCATCTTCCGTACCAGTAAACTCTGTTGGAGTTCCCATAATAGTTAAGATTTGTGTTCGAGCGTCTACCTTGTCGTTAATAACCCATGCTGGTAGGTCATGTGGTGGTACCTGGTATACAAGTTGTTCAACAGATTGGCCACCAGTCTTAATGAGTAGCTTCTGATTAGGATCACCTGTCCAGTTTTGTAGGTCATCTTTGGTGAGTCCTGATGAGGTAGATATAACAAGTGTGCCGTTAGCTTTGTCAGCGTTCTCAGTAATCTGTCGTGTTCGCTTGTTGAGGATTTCCTGCATTGGGCTAGCTTGTTCAATAGGAGTAGTGATGTCGATAAGGTGCTGGCCATCGTTGATGTAGTTTAGGAATGTAAATGGTTTTTTGTGGGTGCGTAGGAAGTTCTTGCCTTTAGCGTAGTTCCAGTTAGGGTCTTTGTACTTGCCAAGAACTAAGTCGCCAAAATAAGTTACACACGCTTCAATAGGTTCACCATTCTTGTAATAAGTTAACCATACACGTCGTACAGCTATAACCTTAGTCATTTGCTTTGGAGTACCACGCTGGATACCGAGCTTATCAAAGATTTGTTTCTTTTTTTCTGGGTATCGATAGCATAGTTCTTCTACGGAATACTTGAGTACGTGGCATACAAACGCTGGATTGCCGCCAAGTGGGCAGTTCTTATCAAGTATCACATGCTCTGGATCTACAACGTGAGGGATTACTTCACCATTGTCGCCATAGTTAGGGTCAAACTCCCAGTAGACTATACCAATACGCTTACTAAGTAAGTTTCTTGCCATTGTGTCAACAATTCTGTCTAAGTTTACTATCTGGCTGTGAGCTTTTAGTACCTTTTCCATGTCAGTAGCGAGCTTGCGTGATGTAATAGTATCTTGTGCTGGCATAACTTCTGGTACTGCTGGGTTCTGTGTAAGGTAAGCAATGATAGATTCATTAGCTACAAAGATTTGGTTCTCAACATACATCTTTTGGTAACGATATAGCGTAGTTGTTTCTAGTTCTTTACCTACTAAGAGTTTAGAGTTGTTGGCACGAGCTTGCTTTAAATTGAAGCCCATTGGTTGATCCCAATAGCCACGACTATCTTCAATACGGTAGTTAAGATTCTTAATAAGTTCGTTGTCTGGTATGTCTAAATTAAGCGCTGGTAATGAATCAATTACGCCCAGTTGGTCGCTTATATTGTCTACACGTGAGTCGCTGAGTTTGGGTGATGCCGAGCTAAATTGGTCTTGTGCCATAATGTCCTCTAATTAAAAATAACCCCAAGAACAATTGGGGCTTTTAGTGTTTGCCTGACTACATTATACATCATTATTGCCATAAAACCTTATACTCAGTTTTACAACTATGGCACATGATTTCAAAGTATCCCTTGTTAGATAAGCTAGGATCAAAGTTCGGTGTCTTAGCATTGGAGATTACCATAGCGTCTCCACCTGCTTTGAATATGGGTCTACTGCATTTCACGCAGCGATAAAGTGTTAGCTCATTAGTTGGCAGCACTGCGCTGTATATATAGAACGTTACTACTTTCATTGCCACTCCGTTTCTCTTATTGCCCTACCAATATCATGCGTCATTGTACTTGTGCCATCTTGATTGACCTTGAACGTTTGTAAGTACGGGTCAGGTAATGGTGTTGTGTCTATTATACCAGCTGATGATGTATCGTGTTTTAACAGAGATGCAAGAGCGTATCGTAATGCGTCCATGCTGTGGTCGTTGCCTGGTTCAGGTTGGTTAATAATTTTGCCGTTCTTGTCGGTTATCCACATGTAGTTTCGGTATTCTTTAATTGTGTTCACACTACGCTTTGTAACGCTGATGCGCTGATACTGAACAGTATCTATACCCTGCTTGATACTTCCTGGTCCTTTTTCTGCTGGTAGTATGTTCAATCCGTACAGTCTTAGCTCATCTATGCTTTTAGGCTCGGCACTATCTGCTATTACAAGCGTCTCAGGGAATTCTAGGTTGTTGATAAAGTCTGCTAGTGGCTTGTTGTTCATGCCTTTACGATACAAACGTTCATCAAGTATGTAGCCACCATTGTAGTAATACACGTCTATAAGCGCTGCAGGGTCGTTAGAATATCCAAAGTCTAGCCCACGACGCACTAACTTAGCTTCGTGAGGTACGTTGTCTATAATAGCCCAGTTGGAATATATCTTGCCCTCAACTTCTCCGAGCTGTCCGAGACCATATACACGCCACCAGTTCTTGTTATGTTTGTGTGATTCAATATCGTCTATAATGCTTTGATTCAATCCCTCGTTATCTAAATAGGTTAGCGTAATGAAATCATGGTCATAGTTTGGGACTATCTCGGAGTACCACCAGAACTCACTTGTTGGGTTCCAGTCTAGCCATATAACATCACGAGTACGAACACGCATTTGGTCAAATGATTCATAGTCAATGTTGTTAGCTTCGTTTACAAATAGCACATCACGTCGTGGTCCACGAACTTTACCTGGTTGATCTGCTGAAAAGAACTCAATCTTTGAACCACTCGGAAACGTATAAGTAAACTCTGTCTTAGTCCAATCAGCATCAACGTAGTATCCTCTATCTGCCATAATGTTAATGAAGTCCCTGATAGCACCCCTACGAAGGTGTGGGAATGATTCCGAGACTACAGATATAAGTTTGGGCTGTGTTTCAACAAAAGGAAAGTTATCGTCATAGTTGTCTGGTTTGTGTCCATGACAAGAAGCATAGTCTATAAGTATCTGAAGAATTGATATTGTCTTACCAGCAGAAGTACCACCAGCTACACCTCTAATTCTCTGGGTCAATGTCAATAATTTGTTTGTCGCTGTTGTTCGCTCGAACACTGTCCCCTCCTAACAATGGTTTGTATTTGATAGTAATGTTATTGGTTGTGGATTCCTTAGTGTGTCCCTTTAGTTTCAAGGCTGTTTCAAGATACTTGTGTCGTATTGCAAAGTCTGGCTGTATGTCTACAAATGATTCCTCTGATTTAGTACCCATAACTACTGCTTTGGTAGCGGCTAAACCCTCATTAAGAACTGTGGATAACTTATCATCAGTAATTCCATACTTTTCCATAATTTCTAAGAAAGACTGACTTTTAGTTAAATACTGTGGGTTTTTAGCACTAGCTTCAGTATATCCTGCTTTCTTCATAGCTTTGGAAACACTGTCTCCTTTTGCTATAAATTCGGCTGCTTTCTTTTGTTTAAGAGTTGCCATCTAGTTTATCTACAATCTCTCTTAATAAACTTATAATAGTCTTTAGATCATCTTCTATTCGTTGTTCAGGATTAGAACTTTGCCACATTATTTGCATTATACCATAGAGACGCCCTACCCTCATGCTACTAGGGAATATCTCAGGTTTAACTTTTACTTTAATACAGTGATTCTTTAATGTGTATTGTTAGAGTAACTAGCTTCGTTATTTTATTGCTATCCACTAATTACCCTAGCAGTTGACCAGGTTGACTATTGGCGTCGGAATCAGAGCCTGGATTTCTACACACTAACTCG